TGTAGTACTCCAGCCCAATCTGGATGAAGTACACAATGTGTGTGCGATCCACTCGTTTTTTGCGTGACTGCTTTTTAAGTTCCATACATGTATTATAACCGAAATTGCTTTTTTGGTCAACCGGAATCAAGTACTAAAAAGTAGTACTTTGGGTTACATTTTTGGATTTCTAAAAAGTACTACTTTTCTACTATAAGTATTACAATGACAACAGATGAGCCAGGCACAATACATCACGGTGAGATTTGGCTCAAGAGTCAATGTTTGCCACAAGAAGAACAGTTGGTCGGCGATATTTACACATGCCTTACAAAATACAACTACCAAAATGTCAATCCAGTTAGTCACACACGATCGTGCTGGCAACGTGGCAGTCAAAAGGTGGTGGTCAGTTTGGTTGATGATCTTTGGGATTGTGCCGCCGATAGATCTCAAGATACACCTTATCTATTTGATCGTGATACCACGGTTATCACTGACAATTTTTTAAACTGTCCTAGTTTGTATAAAATTTATCGAGTATCACAAAGTTTTTACGGAATTTATTCATATATTCCCGACAATCTAAACTGGACACCTGATCGTGACTATACCTTTGCTGTAAATCGCATGGATTATAAACGTATGCAGGTGTTGTTGGAGTTATATCAAAATTTAGGATTTGATTCAGGGTATGTTAGTTTCAATTGTCAAATTGGTGGCAGACGTGTAGCACCTGAAGACGTTCGTAGACAAGCATTCATTGATGAATCCGTTTTGCACTCTGCTACAGAACAAGAAAGAAATGTGTTTTTAACATTAGCCAATCAAATGCCTATTAAAAATCACTCGCTTGACCACGATTTGTCCTACACCAAAAGTTGGTTGAGCGTGGTTGTTGAAACCTACAGCAGTGACAATGTGATCAGCATAAGTGAAAAAATATTTAGATGCTTGGTCACACCTGTACCTTGGGTGGCCTATAGTGGAAGATACACTATAGCAAAATTACGCGAACTGGGGTTTGACGTCATGGATGACGTTGTAGATCACAGTTATGATCGACTACTAGAAGCACAATACAAAATGCCAAAATTTGCAGACTGTGCTAAAAAAACAATTGCACAGGTAAAAAGTCTTCCATGGCCGCAAGTAAGATCGCGCTGTCAAGCAGCTGCATTTCATAATCAAACTTTGCTTGCTGAGTTATCGCGCATATGGCAAGAGAATCGATCAGCATGGTTGCAAAAACTCAGTTGGGATATTAGATAATGTGCGGTATACTATTTGTTGAAAGCCGAGATCTTGTTCCATTAGAAAAACATCTCGAGGCCCTGGAGATTCTAAAGAGCCGCGGTCCTGATTTTTCTTGCTATGAACATCGTGGCAACAAGTTCATAGCACAAACAGTTCTACATATCACAGGCAAAGCAGATTTTTACAACAGAACCAGCACGGACTTTTTTGCCTACAACGGTGAAATATATGATTTCAAATGGTATGGCAGTTACAGCAACGACATTGAATTGGCCTATCATGCGGCGCATCGAGACCACAGACTATTTAAATATTTTGAAGGCCCTTGGGCATGGGTACACACCAACTTTGAAACCACCATGTACGCTAGTGATCCGCAAGGCGAACACTATCTATATCGTTACCAAGATGATAACACGGTAATTGTATGCAGTGAAGTGGCACCTATATTGTGTTATATCGATGCGGTCAAAGTATCTGTGCCTTACCTCAACAAATGTTGGACCTTACAACAAGAGACCACATGGGCTGGCATTGAACGTCTTGAGCCAGGCAGACTATACTCTAATCATGTGGCTGCCAATAGTTTAGACAACATATGGAGTTGGGTTGAACCTAGGAATAATTTAACTTTTGATGATGCTTATCAGGAATTCAGCACTGTCTGGGAACGAGCCATGCGTATTACCCGACCTGATTGTGCTACTGCTCTAAGTTATTCAGGCGGGCTAGATAGCAGTATTATTCTTCGGGACCTAAACCCTGCACAGTTGATAGCCATAAACATGACCGGTAAAGATCCCATAGCCGATCGTATCAGAGAATTTTTGTCCCCGACTCAACAACAACGACTAACAGAAATATCAATTGACTATGAACAGTATGCTCAAGAATATCAACAACTTATGAAACGCACCCGAATGCCAGTGCAAAGTTGGAGTTATGTGGGCAATTGGATAGTGGCCAAGGCCTGTACTCAGCGAGTGCTATTTTCTGGGCAGGCTGCCGACGAGTTGTTCGGTGGTTACGGAGTGTATCAAACTATAGATTATACCACGGATCATAGTACTAGTCCATATAGCATGTATATCGATCCTGCGGTATGGCAACGTTGCCTAGAGGTGTATGACCATGATCCAAAGCAAGCCACGTTATTGGCTGACTATTGGTGCCAAATCGTTGGGTCCGATGCACCCGGTAGTGATCGTATAGGTGGGGCCCATGGAATAGAAACACGCAAACCTTTTCAACTCAAGAGCGTGATGCAGTTTGCGTTAAACCTACCATGGGAATTCAAAGTTGGTACAGTCAGCAAGCCATTGATAAGAAAAAAGTTTTTGGAACGCTGGCCTGAACACTTGCTATTGCCCAAAATGGGTTTTGCTGGACATGCCAATGATTCGTTACCTTGGCTGGACGTCTCTATCAACTCCACTGGTGATCGTCATAGGGATTGGCAGCAGATAGCACAGAAAACTTTTTATGAATATGGATAATACTGTGACCAGTCGATCAACTGATCAAACCACTCAGGGGTGATTTCAATTCCTGGGTGTGCGGCAAAATAATTAACCATAATGTCAACTGCCTGGGGTTCGCCGGGAGTAACTGCTTGAGTACGTGAACTATTGTATTCATACCAGTCTATTCCGTATGGTGCATTGGCATCAGTTAGTCTAAACAAAAACTCTTGGCCAGATTCAGCGCCACACAGTTGAGCAAACTGTTCAAACGTGTCCACTGGTTCAAGATCACTATACAAGTGAGCACGACGCACATGAGTTGAGACAAAAGCACTTACAGTTTGTATCTCTGATATTCGCTCAAGGCAACGCAGTCTCGAATCTCCGTTGCCTAATTGTAAAACACCTGTACCGGGATCCTGTATTAACCATGGTTTAACTATGCCTTGCTGTCGAATGTCCTGTATCCACATATTGAGTTTGACTAAATTGGCAATGTCGTAAAAACAACGTGAGTCAGTTAAAAATGCATCAATGCCCTGCGTTTGTATATTAGCCTTAACCCAAGCACACAAATCTGTCAGGCGCTGATTAGTCGGGATATGATCGAATCTGGCCGCAGGATTCCAAAATAAACAATGCTGGCCACCGTGTGTGGCCTTAAATATTATATCGCTTGGCCCGGGATATCGAACCGGTTCTAAAGGATTATTCCAATACATTACATACTTATATGATAGAAATCTTTGGACCAACATATCGCTATAATGGCGAAATCTTAACTGAACCTGAAATAATTTATGTCAATGATCATCACTACGATGATGACAATCATTGTTTTCATATAAAAACTTTGTTGGAAAACAGTGCCTGTGATCCCACAAAACATCTGGTGGTGTTTGATCATATCAATCATGATGAAGAGTTGTCCAATTACAATCTACTGTGCATGCCTATATTACTGGCCGCTGAGGCAAAGGAATTTGAATCGCAAAATATACAACCAAACTGGAGCAATAAGACTCGAGCATTTAATTTCATGATCAACAAGCCAAGGCCCAACAGAGAATTTTTACTCATATTAATTGAACATTTTAAATTGAATAATTATACTCACTCTCTTTGTTGGAAAAAAGTTAGTATCGATCGCGACAGGATGATAGTAAACATCAAGTCCGAAATTTATAAACAAATTGTAAGCACCACCGAAGTCAACATACCTGAAAAGTCTTATACATTTGGGCAAGAAATTTTTCTAGATCAAGGACTCAGATACGGACAAATCAAGAATGGCGAAAACTATGCAGGACTGCTGAAAGATGCATTGTTTGAGCCCAGTTGTGTGAGTTTGATCACAGAACCCAGTTTCTATGAACGTGAAACACTCAAAACAGAAAAGACCATCATGGCCATCTATGGTGGCACATTGCCAATTTGGGTAGGTGGTTGGGCCATTCCTGAATCAATGAGACGCTTGGGATTTGACGTGTTTGATGATATTGTGGATCACAGTTACGAACGCCTGGCAGATCCTTGGGACCGTGCCTATCATGCTGTGGAAAAGAATTTACATTTATTACAAGATATCGATCGTACTAGAAAGTTTATACAAAATAATCAAGCAAGATTTCAACACAATCTTGATCTAGTACGGCGCAATGTGTTTATGGAAGATCTAGTAGAAAAAATCAATTGCTATGATGTAAAGACTCAACGTGTGCTTAGAGAAATTTCCCGAAGTTTTAGATTTAGATTGTTTGGTGATTACAAATTGCTTGGAGATATATTGGGGGACTCTTCTGAGTCACCAATCAAAGAAACTCAGCGATGGGGTTAAAGTCTTTCAAGATAACTCAAAAACTTTTGCATGTCACCATACATGGCGTACATCACGGCCGCCTCACTACCAAACAAAATTAACCGGGTGCTTTTACCACCCTTGAGAAAGTAAGGGCAGTTCAGTTTTCGGTTCAAGGTCATCAATAAACTGGGACTGAGTGCATGAGTGAATTCAAATTCATACTGAGCAATTTTTAAAAGTTTAAAAACATCCAGGCCATACAGGCTCAATCTCATACCACCGTCATCTCGACTGTCCTGCCACCAGGTCCGGAGAGCAACCCGATAACTGGGCCGATCATCCTCGGGCAGTTGAATTAGCAGTTGTTGAGTGAGTTCTTGTTTATTTGGCATCGGGGTATACTTGCGCCCCCTGCGTCAAGAGCACGACTGTAAACTTGTCGGTCTTGAATTGTGTATTGAGTTTACGGGCCAAGTTCTTGGCATGGCCGGGATTTGAAAAACTGACCTTCTTGTATTTAGGCCCTGGATATTGTGTGAGCATGTTTGAAGTTTTTAAGTTGATAGGTTTAGTATCATAAAAAACTGCCCACACGCCTTCGGAGGCCAACACTTGTTCGGTCTTGTAAGTTGCTTTGTCAGTGTGCTCAATTAGCACATTTGGTTTGGGTCTCGACATCATTATCTCCGTAGTTTATTTATCTCAAAAACTACGCGGTTTTGAAACTCCCGCCATTCAATTCTACCGTAATTGTTTCTTCTTTTGGACAAGTATGTAACTGTTCTAGAGTTAGTAACAGTTTTGTAATGTCGCTGTGCAGATCCTTGGCATCTCGCATGGTCATGACAAAATCACGCTGACCGCGTGATTCGTGTGCTTTGATGCTGTCAACAAAACGATTGATGTGCAGACTCATGCCACAAAAGGTTTCAGGTCGGGTGGCGTCCATCCAACGGGTTTGAGTACTTTGCCATCTTCGCGTTTGCGCACTCGACCTGTTTGCTTGTCAATCTTGGCAAAGTTGGTGCTCATGACTTCTTTCCAGGCACCTTCAGCATCAGCGCCAAGGCTGTGGATAGCACCAATGGTCACAACCAAGATGTCGATTAATGCGTCAAGATCATCCACCTTGTTCTTGCTGGCCACCAATTCGTCAAACTCTTCGCTGATGAGATTGCAATACAATTGATATTGTGCCTCGTTGAACTCGCCTACAGTTTGTTCGCAGGCCTTCATGAATTTTTCTTGATCTTTAAAGGGATTTGTCATTGGCTTCTTCTTTTGAGTTAAAAGGACCTTGGTATGCATAACGCTCTAGGGTGATGAGTTTTGGATGTTGTACAGTTTTCCACTTGCGATGTTGCTTGACCCGGTACCAACCAGCGGCAAACCAACTCTTGCTTTTGTCTTCTCTAGTGAACAATGGCAACCGGTGTTTCACGTCCCATAATGGATTGAATATCTCACCCTCAACTTCATGGCCATATACCATGTTTGGTGGCAATGGTGTGGCAGTTTCCGCTGGCTCGAATTGAATGTCAACTGCTTCTCGAGCCATCTTGATAGTCTTGTAACTTATTACGCTATCAAGAATTTTTATTGTACAGTTGCCGTTTTCTTTTAGTTCAAGTTGGCCAATCTTGCGATCACCCTTCTTGAGTATCCAATACTGGTTCTCTACCACTGGTTTGGCTAATATCATCTAGCACTCCTTTATATGTTTCGTTGAGCCAGCGACCAAACTGTTCGGCCGCATCGCTACATTTGTTCAATTCGTACTTGCCGCAGAATTGCATGAATCTCACTCCCACCTGTCCCACATCCTTGTGGCTGATTTGCTCACGTATGGCTGTGTCTATGGTGAGTTTGATGTCATTGGGTTGAGCAGTCAAGTCAATGAGAGTACAATTCCTCTCATAGTCATCCAGCACACGATGCTCCGCACCCTCATGGTCGGTCCAACGTTGCAACATTAGATTGTTCCAACTATATCCGCGCCGGCCTCGGTCGGCATAGGCCTCCTCGAGACCAACTTTATTCTTTGTCCCTTTAGTACGTACTCCCGGATATGCACTAAATACATTGTCTGAGGAGTCACCACGCATGCACTTCTCAAATAACAGCCAGGCCGGATCCGGGATGGTTTTTGGCTGTTTAGTTTTCTTATCATTGACACGGTTACCTTTAGCATCAAATATGCCCTCCAAGGTTAGTAATTCATCTGAGATACCATTGTACTGATTGACGTTGGGTGCCAACAACTGCACGAAGTCAGTGTCTGAACTTACGATTGTGTGGTTATCTTGGGGGTGCAATGCAATCCAACGTGCTATGATATCATCTGCTTCAGCAGTGGCACAACGGATAACGCTACAGTTAGTTTTCGTAGCCAAGTATTTAGTCAGTTCGTCATACGTCTCCCAAAACAGTTTGTCTTCTTCTGCTTCCTCTTCGGTCATTTTGCCCCGAGCCACAGCACGGTTGGCCTTGTAGGGTTTGTAGTAGTCTTTGCGCCATGAGCGACCTTCCAGTGCAAAAACCACGTGATCTGCTTCAAATCGTCGGGCCATCTTGTTCACAGCCATCAGTGTAACATGTAACGCAAAGCCCAATTTGGTCCAAGAGTCTGCGGCTCTAAATGCTCCATGTCTAGCACGGAAAAACATGTTGGCAGTATCAATCAGTACGTATTTCATTGGGTGCAATCAAGTTGTTATCGTAGATGTATTGTAACATATACTTGGCCCAAAAGCAATGGGCATCGGCGCCAAAATGCCAACTATTTGGATTAACCGTTTTGAATCCGTTGTTTCTTAGCACTGAATCATAAGTTTGAGCAGGATCATATGGTGAAATGTAGCATTGACTCCAGTCACGATTTTGGCGTATTTTATCAAAATGGCTATTACCATTAAACATCACGTGTTGAACCCGGTTAAGTTTGAGTTCGTTATGGAACTGCCAAATCTCATCATGTGCTTGCTGTTGCACCTCATCCCAGTTGACGCTAGATATAAAATTTTTGTAACGTTCGGCAAAAATTAATGGCACACTATCTATGCCACTAGCGTTTACTTGATACCATGTGCCTTCGTAGAACCATTCCTGTCGTTCCCAAGTGGACCATTGCAGTATCAAAAAAATATCTTCAAAATTAGTTTGTTCGTGCAACCAAGATCGTGTGGTACGGATAATACGAGCATTTGACCCACCTGCTTGCGCATCAAGGTGCAATATAGCATTTAGATTATTAGCAATCTCACAGCCAAAACTTACACGTTCATTTTCTGGATGCGGTTTTTGTTCTAATGCATAATACAGTCCATCATCCTCTGCCCATGAATGCGGATTTACTGCTTCAGCAGCCGCGGCATGACTACAACCATTCACATACAAGATCATTTTTGTAATAATACTTTTTCAGTCTCAGCAGCCACCACACGTTTACGCAGACTTGAACTGGAGAACGAGTGATCTCTTCCGTTGAATACCAATTGAATGCCGCGATCATGGCATTCGTCACGACCTGAAAAATCTTTGTCTTGATATTCCACACCTAATATACGTACATCCAAGGGCAGGATCAGGAGAAGGTCAACAAGATCTTGTTCGGTCTGGTACACAACAACTTCATCAACGTAACGGCATGCGGCCAACTGTATCTGTCGCTCCACAATAGATTGTACAGGGCGATTTTTAGTGTCAGGTCTATCGATAGTCGGGTCTGTTTGCAGTCCACAGATGAGGTAGTCACAATGATTCTTGGCTTCCGACAGCATAGCAATGTGGCCCGCGTGGAGCATGTCAAAGGTTGAGAAAGTGATGCCAATTTTCTTTCCGTCTTGTTTGAGTTGTTTGATGTGATTAAAAATCATTCTTTGTATACCGGGTTGGGGAATTCTAGTTCAAATATGTGATAGGAGTTGTAGCCACCATCTGTATCCTTAAGAGTTTCTAGTGTGCGATTGTGTTCGGCTTCTTGTAAGGTCA